CTCTCGCGATCCGGGAAGAAAACCGGCCTCCCGCCCACCACCCAAACCCGCAGGTCAGAGGGGGTGCCGGAGTGGAGGGTCTGGCCCTAGGCGGTACGCCCGTAGGCATGGACTCAGGTACGCCGCAGGATGTTCGGCGTGCCTAGGCTCAAGACCCAACCGCTCCCACCGTACGACCTCGCGGCCTTCGGGAAGTTCTGCCGATCGCTCGTGCTCGAGAACGGACGGCGGATGCGGGTCGAGGCCCACGAGCGTATCCTGCTCGGCGGCTACTTCGCCGGCGTCCTCGAGACGGTCGCGATCCTGCCGAAGAAGAATGGCAAGACCACGCTCCTGGCGGCGTTGGCGCTGTTCCACCTCCGCTCCCGCCCGGCAGCCAACGTGGTGATCGCCGCCTCCTCGCGGGACCAAGCCACCATCCTGTTCCGCCAGGCACAAGGGTTGGTCAAGCGGTCGGGGTTGGAGGATCTGTTCAAGGTCCAGGCCGGCTATCGGCGCGTCGTGGGCCAGGGCGGAGCCTCGGGCACCATTCGGGTGCTCGCCGGGGATGTGGATACGGGGGACGGCGAGCTACCGGACCTGGCACTGGTGGACGAACTCCACCGGCACCGCAACGGGGACCTCTACGGGGTGCTCCGTGACGGGATCGACGCGCGGGATGGGCGGATGGTCACGATCTCCACGGCCGGGGCCACGATGGCCTCGGCGCTGGGAACGCTCCGGACGAAAGCTCACGAGTTGCCGGGGTTCACGCGGGACGAGGCCACGAAGTACAACCACGTCCGCTCCGAGGACGGCGCGTTCGAGATGCATGAGTGGTGCCTGTCCGACACGGACGACCCCGAGGACCTCGCGCTGGTCAAGCTTGCCAACCCCGCGTCGTGGCAGACGGTGGAAAAGCTCTCACGCCGGCGGGAATCACCTTCGATGACCCCCTGGCGCTGGCTTCGCTTCGCCTGCGGCGTCTGGACCGAGGGGGAGGAACCGTGGATCGAGCCCGCCCGGTGGGATTCGCTCGCCGACCCCGAGCTTGAGATCGAGGAAGGCGCGACCGTTTGGCTCGATGTGGACGTGGCCCAGCGGCGAGAGGCGGCGCAGATCGCCATCGTCGCGAAGGTCGACGAGGAACTGTGGGCCAAGGTCGAGATGTTCCGTTCGGTGACGTTCGAGTTCCTTGAGGAACGGGTCCGCGAGCTGTCGAAACTCTACGACGTGGCCGAGGTCGCCTTCGACTCGCGGACGTTCTACCGCTCCGCCGAGGTGCTACAGAACGAGGGATTCCCGATGGTGGACTTCCCGCAATCGCAGGAGCGTCTCACCCTCGCGTCGGCTTCGCTCTACAAGCTCATCGAGGAAGGGCGGCTCCGACACGACGGGGACAAGGAGCTTCGGGCGCAGGTGCTCGCGGGGCGAGTGAAGGAAGACGAGCGCGGCTGGCGGTTCGTGAAGGACCCGAACCTGCCGCGACCTATCGGCGGGCTCATCGCTCTCGCGGTGGCGTGTCATCTGGCGTCCGAGGACTACGGGTCCACGCCCCAGATAGCAGTGCTCGACTTCTAGTCCTTGACCGCGCGTGCAGCGTGGTAGTTGTGAATCTCGCGTTCTGGCGTCGCCGAGAGGAGCGCGTCGCCGACCTCTCGGGATTCATCGGCCCGCGCTCTCCCTTCGTGATGGGCGGGCTTTCCTCGTTCACCGGCCGCGCGATCGACGCCGAACGTGCCATCAACGGAACCGTCGCGGTCTACGCCTGCGTCTCACTCATCGCCGACACCATCGGTGCCCTTCCGTTGAAGACCTACCGTCGCTCCGCGCCGGATGCCCGCGAGATCATCGACTCGACCACGGCACTGCCGCAGTATCGAGGAACCGGTTATCCGGGAACGCTCGCGCGGGTCCTCGGGGAGCTGCCCAATCCCGAGATGACGGCGCAGGAGCTTTGGTCCGGCATCATCGGCCACCTGTGTCTGTGGGGTAATGCTTACTGCCAGGTCGTTCGTGATGCGTCGGGACGTCCCCAAGAGCTATGGCCGCTCCGACCCGACCGCATGGAACCTCGCCGCGACCCAGCGACGCAAGAACTCGTCTACATCTACCGCCTTGAGTCCGGTGCGGTGCGGATGATCCCGCGCGATCTCGTCATGCACATCCGCGGCCTCTCGGTGGACGGCCAACTCGGTATCTCCCCGATCCACGTGGCCCGCAACGCTATCGCTCTCGAGCAGGCGGGGGTCGAGTACGGCGGGCGGTTCTTCACCAACTCGGCAACACCGTCATCTATCGTGACCATCCCCAAGGCGGGCAACAAGTTCGGGGAGAACGTGAAGATCACCCGTGAGGGATTCGAGGGTCTCTACGGTGGTCTCAACCGGGCGCAGCGGATGGCGGTCATCGAAGAGGGCACGTCCTGGCAGCAGGTGGGCATGAACAACACCGACGCGCAGTTTATCGAGATGCGCGGGTTTCAGATCGCGGAGGTAGCGCGCCTCTTCCGAGTCCCGCCGCACCTCATCGGGGACGTAACGAAAGAATCGAGTTGGGGGACCGGTATCGAGCAGATGACGATCGGGTTCCTCACCTACACCCTCTCGCCGTACTTGCAGCGCATCGAGCAAGGGGTCAACCGCGACCTCGGTCTCGTGCCGGGAGTCAAGACGCTCTCGGACGAAAAGCTCTACGTCGAGTTCGATGTTCGAAGCCTGCTCCGCTCCGATATCAAGACGCGGTATGAGGCATACGGCATCGGCATCGAGAAGGGATTCCTCCTGCGTTCCGACGTCCGCGGCTGGGAGAACCTCGACCCGGTCGAAGGTCTAGAGAAACCGCTGCGGCCGGCCAACCTCATGACGCCCGAGCAGGAGGCGAAACCCATCGTGGAGAAGGTCCCGGTTCCCGGCGCGCCGCAGGACATGCCGATGCTGAAGGCGGTGGCTTCAAAGCTCGAAGAGCTACAAACCGAACTGCGCCGCAGCGATGACCGAGCCGAGTTGTACAGGCTCGCGGACTATCGCAACGCACCGGCACCCGCGACCAACGACGTGCACGTCCATATCCCGGAGCAGTTGGAGATCCCCGCCACGGTGGTTCCCGCGCCCGTCGTGACCGTCAACGTCCCGGAGCAAGCCGCGCCCGTCGTGACCGTCAACGTCCCGGAGGTCGTGCTGCCTAAACCGGACGTACGCAAGCGCAAGTTCAAGGTCAATCGCAATGCCGAGGGTCGGATAGAGGGAGTGGAAGATGTCTAAGAGCGGATGGAAAGACAAGAACGTCGGAGTCCTGCTCCGCAAGGGCACGACGCAGCGAAAGCCGGTCATCGACGAACGTGACGGGACCGAGGCCGGCTATCACGTGGAGCATTGGGATGACCGCCGGGACGCGGTTGCAACGCCCAAGGCGGTAGACGTCACGGTGAAAGTGAAGGAGGTCTGAGATGGCCTGGACAGCAAGCGGTCTCTATGTGCTCAACTGGATCGACATCCTCGACGCGACGCAACTCGCCATTGACACCTCGCTCACGTCGCACAAGTGGGCGCTCTACAACAACACCGAGACCCCGAACTACTCGACCGAGGTGTCGTATTCGGCGACGAACGAGGTCTCGGGCACCGGCTACACCGCCGGGGGACAGACCATCGTCTCGCCGACCACGACCGAGAGCCCGGCTGGCACGCTGATGTATGACATGGCCGACCAGGTCTGGGCCTCGCCCACGTCGGTCACGGCACGCGGGGCCAAGCTCTACGCCGACCTCCTGGCGGGTAACAACCTCATCGTCGGCGTGAACTTCGGTTCGGACTTCACCTCGACTGCGGGCACGTTCACCATCCAGTTCGCCGCGACCGGCGTCCTGACGATAGATCTGACTCCGTGATAATGAGGAGGGCGTAGATGGCTGGAGGACGCGGCAACTGGGTAGTGACGACCGGCGCGACTGCGCTCGTGGCCGCGACTGCGAAGACGGCGTTCGAGCTGACGACCCCGGCGGGAACTGGAAATCAGTGGTACCAGCTTGACCTCGCGTTTGATGGTGTTTCCTCGACGGCGATCCCAGTCAAGGTCGAGATCATCACCTACACGACTACCGGAACCGGAACGGCGATCACCTTCGCCGCTGCGCACCGAGCTACGCCGGCGTGTCAGGCTGCGGCCACGGACCCGCTCACGACCGCGAAGGTGAACCTCACGGTAGAAGGCACGAGGTCCATCACGGTAGTCTCGGGGACCTACATCCACCCCCAGGCGGGTGTGACGTATCAGTACCCGCTCGGTCGCGAGTTCGGCCAGAACAAGTCGCTGATCTACGGTCTGAGACTTACCGCGCCGGCGATCGTGAACTACCTGGCGAATATCTATTTCGAGGAGTGAGGCGCGGTGGCGACCCGCCTCTACCTCGACTCCACCTGGGTCGCTGAGGTCTCTCCCAACTTCGACGCGGGCTGGGCTGCGTCGGGCTCGGCCGTGCGTCGGATGATGCACGAGTCCAAGCGCACGGGCGATACCCTGGCGCTGGGCTCGGCTATCGCATCGACCGCCGGTCAGAACGCTCTTCACCGGCAATACATCTCGCCGGGGATGGCCGCAGGAGTCGCCTTCACGACCGGAACGACGTTCAAGCTGCAAGTCCTCGCTGCTGAGTCCGCCGCGAACGACAACATCATCAACCGGGTGCGAGCCGTCAAGGTCGTATCCCTCGACGGCGGCACCGTTCGCGCAACGCTCATCGCTATCGGGAACGCGACCTCGGTGGTCGAGTGGCCCACGAACCCGACGAACGCGACCTTCCTCGCCGCTACCGCGTCCACGGCGAACTACACGACCGTCGAGGGAGACCGATTGCTGTTCGAGATCGGCCACAAGGACAGCAGCGGAGTGTCCATCTCGGGTCAGATGGCGTTCGGCTCGGACTCAGCTGGCACGGGCGATCTCGGTGAGAATGAGACCGACACCACGACAACCCTGCGTTCGTGGTTCGAGTCGAGCCTGAACCTCTCCTGGCTGCTCAGAAAGCCAATGATCAACGTTGGCCAGGCAGTGCGCAAGGCTTCGGTGTGGTGAGATGGCGCGCCTAGGACGGATCCAGCCGTGGCGCCGCCCTCAGCCCAGCGCGCACGCCCTCACCCTCTCCCCCGATGCGACCGTCTCTGTCGCCACCGTTGCGGCGATAGCCGCAGTCCCGGCCCCAACCGTCCTCGCAACCGCTCTGACCGCTCCGGCAACGGTCGCTGCTATCGCTGCCGTGCCGGCGCCCACGGTCCTGGCCGCGGCAAAGCCGACGCCCGCCACGGTTGCCGGTGTTGCGGCCGTCCCGGCTCCGACTGTATCCGGCACGGCTGTCGTGATCCCCGCAACCGTCGTTGCGATCGGAGCCGTTCCGGCCCCGACAACGCTTGCGGGAGCCATCACGACGCCGGCAACGGTGGCAGCTATCGCAGCGGTGCCGACTCCTACGATCCTCGTCGGCGCAGATGCGCTCGTTAGTCCCGCCACCGTTGCGGCCATCACGGCCGTCACGGCCGTCACGGTCATCACCGAAGCAGCAGTGTCGCCGCCGCAGGGCCGCGCTCCGGCGATGCCGATCATCTTGCCCGTTCACGCCATCGCCAAGCCCGCGACGTTGCATCTCGTGGCTTCGGTCGGTGTTCCTACCGTGATAGCGGGCGAGGAGGGGGATGAGGAAGACCTGCTGCTGATGCTGATGTCCGTTGCGTGAGGTGATTCCTTGACCCGGCATCGACGCTAAGCACGTGGGAAAGATGACGCCCGAGCGCCGGTACATGCCGGTGTCCGAGTTCGAGGTCCGATCTGTCGGGCCTTCAACTCGCATCTTCGAGGGGCACGCCGCGGTCTACGGTCAAGAGGCCGAGATCGCTGGACTCTTCCGCGAGACCGTAGAGGACGTAGCGTTCAACCGAACCCTCAAAGCGAACCCCACCGTCGACTTCCTCTTTGACCACGATGGCATGACGCTCGCATCGACCCGCTCCAAGCCGCAGACGCTACGCCTCGCGAGCGACTCCGTTGGGCTTCACGTCGAAGCCGAGATCGACCTACGCATGAACGCCGCGACGGATGTTGCCATCGCCGCCGAACGCGGTGACCTCACGTCCATGTCCTACGCCTTCTACACGCCGCGCGGTGGAGACGTGTGGGATGACGACCCCGAAGACGGAGGATTGCCCAAGCGATCCCTTCGTGAAGTCTCGCTGAACAACGGAGATGTCTCCGCGGTCAAGAATCCGGCATATGCCGGCGCGACGGGCGGTATCCGCTCGGACGTGCTGATGATGCTCGAGAGCCGCGGCGTGAAGCTGCGATCCCTCAACCCCTACATCGAAGCCCTGGAACTCGTCGTGCACGGGTCCGAACACGACCCCGACGAGGTACGAGCGGCTATCGAGGTGCTCGAAGCACTCATCGAACGACCCGTAGAGACCACCCAGGTAACCCCTGGCCCGGTCCCCGCACTCGACCTCGATGCGATCCGAGCGCGACAGGCGAACCGCAAACGGCGATTCGCTCTCATCGGATAACAGGAGAGGCCATGCATATCAACGAGGCGAAAGACGCCCTCGTCAAGGACATGGCGCGCATCGACGAGCTGAACGAGAAGGAAGACATCAGCGACGAAGAGCGCACCGAGTTGACGGAGGTGGAGAAGCGTGCGGACGAGACACTCGCGTCCGTGCAGAAGATGGAACGCGACGAGAAGCGCAAGCGAGAGGCTGCGTCGTTGAAGTCCACCGAGACCATCAAGCCCGAAGTGCGGGTCATCAAGGAGGAATCGACGTATCGCCCCGGCGACCTGCCAGGCGATCATTCGTACTTCCGCGACCTCTGGCACGCACAGTCCGGAGACATGGAGGCGCGGGACCGGTTGCAGCGTAACAACGCTGAAACCCGAGACCTCACCCGTACCGACACCTCATCGGTGGGAGAGTTCGTGCCGCCGCTCTGGCTCATCGACCTGTACATGCCGGGTCTTCGCGCCGGACGGCCCACCGCGAACCTCTGCACGCAGATGACGTTGCCGGGCGGGACGGACTCGATCAACCTGCCGCGTATCACCACGAACGCGACCGTCGCCGCTCAGACGGCGGACAATGCGGCCGTGAACGAGGTGGACACGGTCTCGGGAACGGTGACCGCGCCGGTTCGGACCTTCGCGGGTCAGAACGACGTGGCCATCCAGGTGCTCGAGCAGTCGCCACTTGCGGGCGGATTCGACCAGTTGCTGTTCCGTGAACTCGGAGCGGACCTGGACCGCTACACCGACCTGCAAGTGCTCAACGGCTCCGGTTCCTCGGGGCAGATCACCGGCATCTTGAACGTGTCCGGCATCAAGGACAGCAACTACACGGATGCAACGCCGACCGTGGCCGAGCTGTTCACCGGTGGACACATCTTCAAGGTTCAGTCGCTAGTGACCTCGGCGAGATTCGAAGCGATCGAGGCCGCAGTGATGCACCCGAGGCGCTGGTACTGGATGGCAGGAGCGGTGGATTCGTCCGGCCGTCCCTTCGTCCTTCCCGCCGCGGGTGGGCCGAACAACGCCAACGGCATCGTCGGCAATCCCGGCGCGGCCGAGGGTTTCGTCGGATGGATCGGTGGAGTCCCCGCCTACATCGACGCGAACGTGCCGGTGACGCTGGGGGTGGGTGGCGAAGACGCCATCATCTTCGGGCGATTCTCCGACGCGATCCTGATGGAGGGAACGCTCCGAACGCGGTTCCTTCCCGAGGTGCTGTCGGGCAACCTGACCGTCCGCTGCCAACTCTACCGCTATGTGGCCTTCACGGCCGCGCGGGCGGGCGGGGTCGGCTTCGGAACGGTCACGGACACCGGACTCGACGCTCCGTCCGGGTACTAAGTCACACGAGGGAGATGAACCGGGGAGGAAGG